TCTAAATATGGTAAATCAAATCATGCTAGAGTTAGAGCATTAATTGAGGAAAATAAAGCCATTGCTATGGATTCCCCAGAAAGAGCGATGCCACTTCAAAAAGCAATAAACAAAATGATAAAAATTATTGAACCAGATAAAAAAAAGCAGAGAAATATATTAAATGGATGGCATCAAGAAGAATATAGTGATTTTATTGAGCCTCTTAAAAAGAGATTATTAGAATTATTTTAAGAATATGGATATAGTATAAAATGCCAATGCCATTTCATTGTATCGAATGTGATAAGCCAATTCAGCAAGCATTGCGTGGTGTTTGTGATGAGTGTAAAGCAACTGAGGAGGAAGAATGACTTGGTGTTCTAGCACATCTTATAATATAAAATTTAAATACATTTACTTGGAGTCTTAATGGAATCATTTATTGACGTTTACGCAGAATATGGAGCAATGGGGTTAGTCGTGCTAGCATTTTTTTATGGATATTTTAAACAAAGCCAAAGAGCAGATGAGCAAGCAGAAGCATTAGAGGATTTAAAGGTCGAAAATAAAGGGCAATCTCAAAAAATTGATAATATTGAAGCTATTATTTTAAAATTATTAGACAGATGGAATGCTAGTGACTCTACTAGAGACAGAAGGCATGAAGAAATGGTTCGTGAAATAAATGATTTATCAGATGTAATGATGGAAGTAAAAGGTAGCGTAAGTAGAATTAATGGAAAACACTAATGAAAATTAATAAAACAATATCTATAGACAATATGATTACGTTAGCAGTTATTATATGTGGTGCTATACTTGCGCTTGGGTTTATGCAATATGATATAGATATGATTAAAAGAGATTTAGAATTAAAACTTGACAAAAAAGAAGCAGTAGCAGATAGGAATCTAATTACATATAAATTAGATGTTATTACTGCTGATATTGCTGAAATGAAAAAATCTTTAGAACAAATAAAGGGAGAAATACATGGACTTTATAAGTGAATGGTTAAGTTGGTCTAACTTGTTATATATGGTTGGGCTAGGTATAGCTGGGTATGCTACATCTGTAACTGCTAAAAATAGACAAATTGTTATAGAAATTGGTGAGCTTGTTAAAGCGCTTGAAGATGGATTAAAAGACAAAAAACTAACTAAATCTGAAAAAGATAGAGTTATGAAAGAAGCATTGGATGTCGCTAAAGCAGTTATTCAAAGCAAATGGAAGCTTTGGTAGTAAATGCCTAGATTTGGAAAAAGGTCTAGAGATAGACTTCGCGGTGTAGACATTCGCCTTGTGAATGTTTTAAATGAAGTTGTTAAATACTTTGATATAACAGTAATCGAGGGTCTGAGGAGTCAAGCTAGGCAAAACGAACTTGTTGCTCAAGGAAAAAGCAAAACAAAATTTGGCAAACATGTGCAAGGAAAAGCTGTTGACATTGCACCCTATCCAATAGACTGGGATGCTAGAGATGACTTTCACTATTTAGGTGGATTTGTTCTGGGTGTAGCTGCTAGCATGGGCGTAAAGCTGCGCTGGGGAGGAGACTGGAATGCTTCTAGCACATATCAAGGAAAAAGGACAACTAAAGATAATAGCTTTGACGACTTAGTTCATTTTGAACTTATTGATTAATTTTGCCAAAACAACCAAACGGAAAAACAAAGGCACGAGACTGCAAAGACCCAGATGGGAACATTGTAGGGTGTCCCAAATGCACTAATAACGATATTCGCAAAGACGGATGGGCTTATTGGAAAAACAATCGCAAAAGACAAAGGTATTATTGCCCAGAATGCGGTAGTAAGACTATTGTTCCTCGCATTGTAGAACTTAATCAATTTTCAGTAGAAGAATTAGATGTCGGAGAAATGGACATTGAAGACATCATTAAATATCGAGAAAAAAGATATAAGAAAAAATACGAAGCTCATAAAAATAAAAAATTAATTAATATAAAAATTAATGTGCATGGTCCTGTTGGAATTTGTCACTTTGGAGACCCGCATGTAGATGATGATGGCACAGACATAGCAGAAATATATGCTTTATGTGATTTAATAAATAATACTGATGGTATGTTTGCCGGAAATCTTGGAGATGTACAAAATAATTGGGTAGGTAGATTGCAAGCTTTACATGGTCAACAATCAACAACCGCAAAAGAATCATGGGCATTAACTGAACATTTTTTAGAAAAACTACCTTGGATATATCTAATAGCCGGAAATCACGATGTTTGGAGCGGTGATGGCGACCCTCTTGATTTTATTATGCGCGGTAAACAATCCGTGTACCAACAACATGGTGCTAGAATGAATCTTCAATTTCCTAATGGTAAAGCAATTAGAATAAACGCTAGGCATCAATTCAAAGGAAATTCAATGTGGAATACAGCGCACGCTATAAGTAGAGCTGTGCAAACTGGTTGGCGAGACCACATTTTAACAGCTGGACATACTCATGTATCAGGGTATCAGGTATTAAAAGACCCTGCTAGCGGACTAATTAGTCATGCTATACAAGTAGCTTCATTTAAAAATATGGATAGTTACGCTGATAAATTGGGATTAGATGATAAAAATATTTTTAATGCGCCGGTTACAGTAATAGACCCACAATACGAAGATAGCGATAATAGATTAATAACTTTATTTTTTAATCCATATGAAGCTGCGGAATATTTAACTTATAAGCGTAAAAGATATAAAAAATAAAACGGGTGATTTTGTAGCAAAATTGTAACATTTGAATAAAACATGTTACATAAATGTGCCAAATTCTTCTAAGTCTTAATATTGTTAGATGTTTGCTTGGCTCATAACCCAAAGGTCGGAGGTTCGAATCCTTCCCCCGCTACACTAAAAGCCTTCGTTTATCGAGGGCTTTTTTAGTTTCTAGAATTATTGTTGGTTTTGTTTGCATTGCTTTGTAGAGCTTTGCGTTGTTACAAAAATGCTACAGCTAATACAAAAATGTTACAGTCTAAGGAATTTTTTTAATTACAGATTTTATTAAATCATAATTTTCGTGAGTATAAATATCTGCATTTACCTCTTCACTTGAGTGTGCTAGCAATTTTTTTCTATCTTTGCTGCCAAGTCCAGATTCTAGCATAACGGTATTAAAAGTATGTCTAAGGCTATGTAAATCAGCCGGTTCATTGTATCCAAGCTCGATTAATTTAGCTTGAAATCTTTCCCTAGACTTATCTCTATCGTATTTATCTGTGTAAACATTAATTATATTTTGTTTTTTAAGATTTGGGTGTAGCGGTATTTCTACGGGGACATCTGCTTTGTCTGTGTCATGTATTAATATTCTATCTTTTAATACTTGAGATTCTGAAAGCGTTCCAGCGTCGCTAGCTCTAAGCCCTGTATAATAACAAATACTCCAAAAAACTTTATCTGATTGCTTTACATCTTTTGCTTTTAAAGCTTCTAACACAAATTGAACAGGTACAGGTCTTCTTTTAACTCCTTTATGCTTGGGTATATCTGGATTATTGCAAGGATTTTCTTCGTTAAAGTATTTATATTTAATAGCATACTCAAACAGTAAGCCAATTACTCTAACATCATCTTTTACTGTTTTAGGTGTTACTTTATTATTTTTTAATCTATGTATTATATATCTGTCTATATCTTCCGCATCAATAGATGCAAATGCTTTTCTATTTTTTGACATCATCATAAAATTGCAAAAATTATCAATATATTTTTGTTTTTGTTTTACATAGTCAATACCTTTGCCACCTTGCCTTTTGTCCATCATGTATTTTTTATATTTTTCACATATATCTTGTAGGTCAATTCTTTGTTTTTGAGGAATATTGTGTTTTTTAAAAAACAACTCCTCATCCCATTTTCGCTTCAGCATATTTGCTAGCTTAAGCGAAGAGGTTCCGGTGCTACGCATTATTCTAGTTGGCGGTGTTCCATGCGTGTACCACCAATTTGGACTATCGCCTCTTTTATATAATCTACTCATCTATTATAAACTCTGTTTTACTATAAACTTGTTTATTTCGCCAATCAACCTTATTGTAGCAAATAGAATGTAAAATTGATTTATCTTTGCAAACAAAGCTAATTGGCATAGGAATATAATGATTACCTATCATGTGTTTTAGGTTTTCAAATATATGAGGTAATAATGTGTTTTTTTGCCCAATTTCATTTGCTGATTTTTTCGATAGTATAGTGTCAATAGGGTGTTCATTAAAATTTTCATAAAATTGTCCTATTTGCCATAAATCATCTATTTCATCAGAATTATAACCCATATATTTTTCAATGTTATTTTTTCCTTTTAATTCGGTCATTTTTCTTCCCATTACAGTAAGACCTTTAAAAGTTAGCTCTACAGCACTATAGATGTGATACGATAAATCATCCCATTGAGAAGACTGAAAAGGAGCTTGTCGGTGTCTCGCCAAGTCACTTTCTAGCCTTTTAATTTTTTCTTTCTGTAGCTCAACTACATACTCCATGTCCATTTTAGTATCCTTAGTTTTTGTTGTGATGTTACTATTTACATTTTGATTTTTTTTATTTATCGATGTGGTTTTTAAAAATTCAACATTATTTAAATATCCGTCAATTACTTTATTGTTACTATTGCAATATTTTTGAAGAACAGATAAAGGCATTTTTTTCCGTTGCTTCCAATTAGAAACTGCTGAAGCAGAAACTCCAAATAGTTCAGCAAGTTGAAAATCTGAATAGATATTTTGCTCTAATTTTATTTTATTAATAATAAAATGGACATCCATTTCCGTCATAATGTAACTCCTAAAAAACTCAAAAAGTGGTTTTAAACAACAAAAAGTGTTTTTTTATTAACTAAAAGTGATATAAATTCACATAATGTTAATAAACTTAATTAAATGCTTTAAATAATACACAAACATACACAAAACTACACAAAAAACCAAATAAAAATGGAGGAAATATGCAAGATTTTCTAACTGTTTCACAAGTTGCCGACGAACTAAAAGTTTCAAAAGGAACTGTAAGGCAATACATACAAACGGGAAAATTAAAAGCTAGCAAGCCAAATGGTAAAAATTTTATCATTATGAAAGCTGAGTTATTTGAGTTTGTAAATAAAACGGAATACAAGCCACTAGCTACCATTTAATTATTAGTTCTTGAATGTATATGAAAGAACTAATAATTAAAGGAGGTAGCAGTAGAGATGACGAAAACAGAGTCGGTTGCTCGTAAGCATTGTGCTAATTACAATGTTGGAAAATGTTTAGGAGTTATGTTTGTCAGAAAAGAAGGAAAGTTAAACATGGTCTACGATTCAAATTTTGCTAACAAAGATTGTGTAGCAGATTGTGGAAAGTGCCAATACTTCAACCAAATAGTTACTAAGGGAATTGATGTCAACTAAGGAGAACGCTTTGCAGTTAAGAATTGAGCGAGGAAAAAAAACGAGCGATAATGATATTCAAAATTTGTATTACACAATTTACAAATTAGCAGAAAATCTTGGATTTAATGTTGTTGCTCCGGAAGAAACAAATCAAAAATTAATCTTACTAACGGAGAAGGCTAATGAGAAAAAAAAGAACTTATAAGCGTAAATCAAAAAATTTATTCATGGATGCAGTTATTCGTGGTGTATATAAGTTTTTTGAATCCCCATTTAAAAGAGGTGCTAAATGAGCGAAAAACTTGATAGCCAATTAATTGCTCTTGACGAATTAGAATCCGAAGATAACACATATGTTATTAATGAGGAACAAGTCCAAATAAAAGACATTCACGCTGACCAACTGCTATGGAAGATAGGGCAATTAGAAAAAGAAATTGAAGTATTAAAACTTAGGCAAGAAGAATCTTCTGAGTTTTATGACCGAAGAATAGACTCTGTTGAAAGGCAAATACGATATAGGGCAAACTTACTAGAAATCCACATGCAATCAGAAAATAAAATCTCCGGCAAGAAAACAAATAAACTACCTAATGGAGTTCTTCGACTTACTACTCGAACAAAGAAGACATTTGCTGACGATGAGGCTTTGATGGCTTTTTCATTTAAAAATTCTATTCCTACTCGTGTAATAGAAAAACCGGATAGAAAAGCTATTTCAGAACACATAAAAGTATGGGGAGATGCTCCGGACATATGTTCAGAGGAAGTGGAGACAAAATTTTCATTTAAAACAACAACCAATAACCTAACGGAGGAATAACTATGTCTGTAAAAATACATGGCAAAGAATACCGGACAGTCGCTGAAAGAGTTAATCTTTTTCACGAAGAGCATAAGGATGCAGTAAAAAGCGTTAAGACAAAAATATGTTTTACTGAAGAAAATAAAGTGGTAATGAAAGCTACAATTTCTGTTGGAGATAATGTATATACCGGTCATGCTGAAGAGGTTTATGATAGTAGCATGATTAATAAAACATCTGCTCTTGAAAACTGCGAGACTTCTGCTATTGGTAGAGCGCTTGCAAGTGCCGGATTTGGTGGAACTGAATTTGCCTCTGCTGATGAAGTTGCCAACGCTATATCACAACAAAACAAGCTAGAACAATCACCCGCAGCGCGCAATAGTTCTAGAACGACTAACAATGGCGAAGATGTAAGTAATTACATTCATACTGATGATATGAGAAATTCGATTATAAACTTCGGCAAGCACAAGGGAGAAATGTGGTGCGACTTACCATTGGATTACATTACATGGCTAAGTAATAACTCAAGCAATGATAAGTATAGAATGATGGCTATGGGAGAGATTACCGCAAGAGCATCATCTAGCCTTGAAAATGGTTCAAGTAACATTGCGAAAGATGAAAAACACGAAGATGAATCTATTCAGCATCAGATGGATTTTAATTCTGAGCCTATGGTGGATGCCGAGACTCTTATCGATGAAGGAGATAGCGATGGCTTGCCGTTCTAATGGTCAAAAAGAGAAGGTTTTAAAGCACCTTAAGGAGAATAAAACGATTACATCTTGGACTGCTATAACTGAATATAGAATAACAAGGTTGTCGGATGTAATATTAAGATTACGTCGTGAGGGGCATAATATAGCTACAAAAATGGTAAATGGTAAAAATAGCACTTACGCTAAATACATTTATCTTGAGCAAGTTACTATAGGAGATAACTACAATCTTGAACTTGTGTGATTTTATCCTCATTCCTTCTTGGTCACACAAATCCGGGGGCAAGTTTTCAACGTCATGGGCTTGCCCCCATTATAGGAGTTTATAATGCCTAGTAGAAGTAAGCAAAAGGGGAATCGATTTGAAAGAGAAGTTGTTAATAGAGCCAGAGAACTCCAGATTGGTGCTGAAAGGGCTTATGCTAGCAACGGTCTTTCATTGGGTCATACTGAAGAAGTGGATGCGATATTAGATGGAAAAGATAAAGAGTGGAGAGTCCAATGCAAAGTAAGAAAAAATATAGCAAAATGGTTAAAACCAAATACAGACAATGTTGATGTTCAAGTGGTTAAAGAAGACAGAGGCACGATATATGCTATACTTACTTTTGACGATTTTTTAGAATTAATTGAAGACCCGGATAAAACAAATTACAGGGAACAGGAAATAAGAGAAATAGAACAAGAAAGGATGGCTGATATTGAGCGTAGAATTCAAGAAAATGATTAAAATAGGCGATACAGTAACTGCTAAAGTTATGGGCGCCAATGGAGAAGAATCATACGTTAGTGGAGAAGTTGCCTCAATAAATGGAGAAATTGTTTTTATAGTAGCAAGATTTCCTAAAGTAACCCATCATTCAGTAAAAATACAAAACATAATACCCGGAGAAAACACAAATGGAAAATAAAAAATTAGGAAAGGCGCCGGCATTCCAATTTTATGCTAGCGATTTTTTATCTGACTTAAATGTTACAACAATGACTATGGCACAGAGAGGAATGTATATAACTCTTTTGGCTTATGAATGGATAGAAGGCTCATTGCCAAGTGATTTATTAAAAATAAGAATATTGTGTGGTAATCATCCCGATTTTGATAGTGATTGGCAAGTGGTAATGAATTGCTTTATTGAAAGAGATGGTAGATTATATAACAATAGATTAGAAACAGAGCGCGGAAATATGATTGCTTATAGAGAACGGATGAGTGCGAATGGGAAAAAAGGTGCAAAAACAAGATGGCAAAGCCATAGCAAAGCTATAGCTAAGCCATTCAATAAAGAAGTAGAAGAAGAAGGTGAAGTAGTAAAAAGAAAAAAGGTTAATGTAAATAAAGAATTAGAAAAAGAATTTTTAAATGAATTTTGGGATTTATATCCTAGAAGTGATGGTCGTGCAAGTGCTATGAAGAAATATATATCTATTAGGAAAAGCGGTATTAAAAAAGATATTATTTTAGAAGGACTTATTAATTATATACGATATTGGAAAAAGCAAGGAACAGATTCACAATTTATTCCAATGGCTAGTACTTGGCTACACCAAGAAAGATTTGATGATGATTTTAAGAAATTGTTTGGAGATAATGGCGTAGATAATTTAAAAATTGCTAAAAAAATAGATTATATGTGTACTGAATGTAGACATGAAAAACCTCAACAAGTTAAAAATTTAACCAATGAATTATGTGAATCATGTAATGATGGTAGATATCAGTCAAAGAAAATGGCTTTACTAGAACTAGAATTACTGGAAAGAGATAAGAAAGCTAGAACAGCAGAGCAAACTACCACAGCTCCTGCTGTTCAAGCTAGCACAAGGACCAGCGAAGCTGGTAACGCAGCTGCGAAAGATGGTTCTAGCACAAAATTATCAGATGTTTTTCAAGAAATGGGAGTGTAGGTATTTGCTTGGTTGGCGCTAAAGTAAAAAAAATGTCTCTGACAAAGTTTTTTAGAAAAAGATTTTGAAAGAAGAGGTTGATATGATGGATACCCTTTTTAAGGGCAACGAAAGAGACTACACTCCCATAAAAAACACTTATACAGATTTTGATGGAAGGAGAGCCGATAATAGAGTAAAGTATTGCCCAAAATGTAAATGTTGTTGGGAGATGATGAGGAAAGATTCCGGTGATACTTTTCTATATTATGACAATTTTGTTTCTTATGGTAAAAAAAAAGAAATATGTAATAAATGTAATAAAAAAAAATGAGGGCGCACTTGTCTAAAACTTTTCCGGGTTTATTGAATATTGGACACGCTATAAGGTGCGCTCTCAAAATTAAGGAGTATATATGTGGATAGCTGAATGGATTATTTATTTAATGATAACTTGTTTTTGTATTTTTTCATTAGGCATAGGTTCTGTCGCTTTCGTAATAGCAGTAAATGGATTTGCCGATAGAAAAACAATCAATAAATGATTTATTATATAATACTATACATAGTTGTAGCGATTATTTATTTCGGATTGATTTTATACGATGAATAAAGAAATATTAAAATTAGTTGAAGAACGCCTTGAAATAGGTAAAGGTGAGTATAGTGATGAGCTAGATGTAAATGATGGTAGAGATTGGCATTTAGAGGCATTAGAGGAGTTACTAGATGGATGTGTATATCTTGCATCGGCAATACTTAAGATAAAAAAGAGAAGGGATAGTCATTAGAGCAACAGAGATTCTTGATTTTTTAAATAGAGATGATATTTCAGATGAATTTGAATATAGCCATTTAGAAATTCGTGAGGAAATTACGGATAAGAATGGTAAGAAAAGATTTTTGCTTAAAGAAAATTATAAAAGATTAAGAAAAGATTATAGAAAGGGGTTAAATGTTAAAAAAACATTATAAAGAGCAACGCGACCATTTAGGTGCGCACCTGAAAAATAGTGCTAGCAAGGTTTACCAGATAACTGACGGGATTATCCAGACCTGTAAGCTAGCACGAAACGGCAGGATAGGAAAGGGAAGTGCGTTCAAGCAAATAGAGAAGCTTGCGCTAGAACTGCGGGGATGGAATGATGTACCCGCGAATGTTTCATATAAATATTCGCCTTTAGGTGTGATGGATAGTGAATCAGAATGGGAAAAAGAAAAGCTAGAACAGAATAAATTTATTCTATCTCAAGCAGACGCGGATGAAAAGATTTACCCTACTCGTAACGATATAAAAAAAGTATTAGATAATTAAGTATTTAATTGGGTAAATTTGGTTAACAACACTCCAATATTTTGCTCTCGCGAACTAATGGTTACGTTGTTGGTTGTTGAAAAGGGGGATGGTGTTCCCCCTTTTCTGTTATATATTACTTCAGCCTAGCTTTGTCTGTACAAACAATCGCATCTCCTACAATAATATCGTACCATTTATCACGATTATCCCCTAGCCATAATCTCGTAGCCTCAAAATTAGGTGGCTTACTCTTCATTTTTCCTTCTTCATCAATTACAATGTCTGCATTACCATCTTTTGATGTAAGTACTTGTATATATCCGCCTACAAGTTCTTGCATTTCTTCTAGCGTGAGTTCTTTATCAGAGAATTTGTGTATTTTAGTCTCACTCATGCGCTAAACTCATTTTCATATTTTTTGTAATTTTGAATTATAGAAATCCAATCTTCTCTTTCAATATGGTCGTCTTTCATAAGTGTATTAGCCATTTCGCGCGCTCTTGGGTCAAACATGTTAAATTGTCCGGACTTTTGCACGCTCACATAAGCCTTAAACTTTTCTTTGGTTACTCTATTTTCTTGCATACTAGCACTCCTTTTTGTTGGTTGGTAAATTGTTTTAATCCCAATTCCTCTCATCAATATGGTCTTGAATTGCCCACTCTATATTATCCCACGATATTCCAATGTTAGCATCGTGTTGTCTCTCTACATAATCAAGTATATCCATGCACTCATCATCTGTAAGTGTTTCGTTCTTGTATTTATCCGGCAACTGCGATAAAGATTGCCTAACATCATCTATGCACCATACAATTCGTATTGAATTTAATTCATTATAACCATAGCCATAATCTAATTTTGGTTTGCTCATTTATTTACACCCTCTCTTTTCCTTGTTCTTTAAAATATTCAATGCAATCATCACAATAATAATCATCTACTTCACTAAGTGCATACCCAACATCTTCCATACAATACTCGCAAACTGTTGCCCCTAAACATTTTGCTACCGGTCTAAATGTGCTATGCCCCATTTATTCTTCCTCTTCATTATTTTCTTGTTCTAAACCATCTAAATATGGTTCTACTACATCAGCAATCCATTGAGGTATTTCATATAAATATTCTTCCTCAGAATCATCCCAAGTTACTTTAATCGTCCAATGTTCTATTCTTCTCATTCTTCCTCCTCTGCATGCTGAATAACCGCATCCCAATCTGCTAGAATATTAGGCATAGTAGCGTCTGCCGGAGGTTCTTCTTTATATATTTTCGTAAGCATCCACACAATCATTTCATATATGTAGTTTTTATCTCTTTCGTCGCTAGCCATATACCTAGCTATTAATTTTATATATTCGTCTATTGGTATTATCATTATTATTCTCCTTTTTTATGTTTTTAATCCCATCCGGTAATTGATTCATCGCTCAAAACCCATTTTAAAGCCTCAATAGTTCCTTCGTAATATGCTCTGTCTAAATTATATTTTGGATTTTGAATCTCTAATAATTGCTTTTGATTTTTTAACCGCGACTTTATTTTCTTTTTGCTTTTCATTGCTAGCACCCCTTACCAACTTGCTCTGTAGTACATAAATCCTTTAGGTGGATTTTCTATAAGCGGTTTTAAAATATCGATTGTGTCTTTTATATCTTGGTAATACCACTCGTTATCGACTTCTGTATCTCCAAAGAAAAACCCTTCTACAGGGGGTAATAGTGCTAGGCAAGTCTCAAAATCATTTTTCTCAAAAGCTTTTTTGACTTCTAGGCAATTATCATAGAGCGCTTGTATATCCTCTTGAGTAACTTCAACTTCGTTGCAATCATCTACTCCGTTAGCACAATTTCTTATAAACCATCCATGTATAGAGTTTGCTTTTCTCCATTCAGCTAGATTTCTTGTTATCGTACTTATCTGCTCTTTTTTAAGGTCGTGTTTTTCTGCGAATTCGCCTTTTACTATTAGGGTGTGTCCTTCATTGTGCCAATCGCTATCGCGCCATTGACCGCCATAATATAATTGCTCTGTTAAATACATGTCTAATCCCATGTTATTTCTCCTTTTGTTGTTGGTTGTTTTTAAGTTGTTCTAGCAAATCGGCATATTCTACGCTAATTAATCGGTTTACTTTATTCGCTAGTACTGCAAATTTGTCTAAATTTTCTAGCAAGTACGCTACTTCACCTATGGGGTCGTCGGATTGATAAACCACCCACTCGGCTACTTTTTTATAATCTTTATCACGAAGGTAATTTCCATATTCGCTCATTACTCTTCTCCACCTAAAACATACTCAAGCGCCTCAATCCACCCCTTAATAACCATGTCGGTCTGATTACCATCTGACCAAGTTTCTTTTTCAACGGCAAGAACTTCTCTTATTTCTTTTTCTGTTCTCATGGTGTTTATTTCCTTTTTGTTATTTTAATTAATTATTACTTTCACTAAAGTATCAAGTAATAATTAATAAACTATGTCCGGAAAGTCGCAATAGTCAGACCAAAATCCACACTCATCACACTTAACTAATTCATGCGCGGTTAATACAATTAAAGCGATTCCGCACTTTCCACAATAAACAACATTGTATTTAGTTTTTTCTTGAATGTACTCAAGTCTTTCTATTTGACTTTCTTTATCTATGCAATCTGTTGTTTCGCTCATTTTATTTCCTTAATTTAATTCTTCCTCGCCCCATATCTCTATCCAACCCCTTTCTGTGCCGGACATTTCTTTTCGGTATGCTAGAACATTGTCTTTAAATGTTTTTTTCTTGTCAAATATTTTATCAACTTCATCTGCATATATGTAATCCGGTTTGTCTTTTCCATCTTTATCTACACACACACCGCACACCGCATTGCTCCCAATTAATACACCACCCATTGAATCGTTTTCTTGACCGCAAAAATCACATATAACAAGTGTACCAACTTCTATTCTCTTCACTAATAAAGCCTCACTTTCTTATTGCTTGTGGTATTATAGTTATAAATATCTTCGATGGCTCTATTCGCATCTACAATATTTCTTATCAGCCTTAAGTTTCGTATATATTCTCTAGGTTTTAGTGCTAGCTTTTTCAGAAATCTTTTATGGTCGTATTCCGGCGACTTGAATAATTTCAGCATAGCATATACAAACGAGCGCATCTTCCACCCATCATAAAACTCCCTACACGCTCTAAGCTTGTTAGCATTAGTTCGTGCTAGCTCATAATCTTTTACCTCCAAAGCTCCGTCGTAAAATAATTTATTTACAAATTTTTGGTCGCTTGTGTGGTCTGCAAGTAGTGAGAGCGTTATCATGTGTCCAAATCCGAACTCTTTTCTGAAAAGCAAGTATTGTTTGTAGCTAGAACGACCTTGAGACGCGTTACTTTCAGCATAATCTATTTCGTTCCATGTCTTATTATCTCGGTTAAGTCTTTTAACATCGTCAATAGTTAGTCCGGGGATTACCATATAATATACAGGCAAATTAAGCGCTTTAATTGCCTCGAATCTGTTTTGCCCATCAGCTATTTCATTTTTTTCATTGACGACTATAGGTACAGGGTATTGTTTTTCGCTCATGCTTTTCATAAGCCTATGAATATGCGCCTCACTTACATTTCGATTGTGTTTCATGCTAGAAAACATCGAATAGTCTGTCGTCATATAAATTTCACTATGTTTTTGTTTTACATTCATAATGTTCGCTCTCCTAAGTTAATTCTCATGGTTTGTGGGGGCGGAAAACCATAAACCGCCCCCATTGTGGTATGTGTTCACTACGGAATTATGAACTAGCACCTTCCGTAGTATCAGCGAGAGTCAACAAACCTTTTACTATATCATCAGTATAGGCAAGGTCAAACGCTATCCCTTTTCTTGTTGGGATAAATTCGTCGCTATCTTTTTTTCTTATCCATGTGCGAACTTGACCAAAAGTTTTTTCATTTACAGTATCTTTAGATACTCGGATTTCAGCTTTTTCTGATAATTTAATTGTACTTATGTGCATATTTATGCTCCCTTGTTTTGTTATTGATTAAGATTTGCCGACGATAGTATTCTCGTCAAAACTTTCCATGAATTCAGCTACCTCTCTAGGCATTTCTGTACCTACACTAACTCGCATTTCTTGCCCCTTGTCTGTAATTATGTGTTCTACATGAAATGTTTCATTTTCTCGGATGGTATTTGTCTCCCTTGCGAGCCTAGTTCCGTCAAATGTTCCTTTTGCCGGGTCTTTATCTAGTAGCCTAGATACCACCGGCATAATTAAAGTTTCAATATCAGCAACCATTGTTGAGATTAAATGGACTCGATGTTCTTGCTTAAAATCTTCGTCAGAAACACCGCTTAAAACTTTACTAACCGACATTAGTATTGTGTTTGTGCAAAACCGGATTATCTCTTCACACGCTATCTTATCCGTAATTGCATCACATTTACTAAGCGCATCTTTTAAAATTCTATCCCTCGCTTGTTTTGGCAGTCCAAATTTTGATTCAATTTCTGATTTTTTGACACTCATGTTGTCTCCTGTTGGTTTATTTAATTAATTATTACTTTCACTTAAAGCTCAAGTAATAATTAATTAATACTCATCCATTTCGGTGGATTCGCTATTGTTTGAAGTGCCTTTTCTAGTCCGTCGATAGTGTCGTCATCGGTTTTACAGAATCGTTGCTCTACCGCATGGATTAGATTTAATTCGCGCTTATATGTATCTGTAGTTTCACATTGGCGACCAAGACCATAGCCGAACTTGTATTTTTTCTCCATTAAGCCGAACATATAATCTCTGAATAGTCCGGGTAAGCCGGCGGTCATAAGTCTGTGTATATCCATAGGCTCGTTAGGCATTTTAATTGGTACTGACATACCCCAATGTTTCCACTTATGTTTTCCGTTATACCTAACAAAGTTATAGGCAATAACTTCCACACCATATCCCAGCTTTGTAATAACATCACAAATACATGCTAGCGTGGCTCCAAGTCTTGCAAAATCACGCTCTCTATGTTCGTGAGATATTGCCATATTCATACCAATTCTCACATTCGCACGCTTAGACTTCCGAATAGTAGTCTCCCAATATTGGTCGGAGCCACCCATTAATCTCGACATACTTAAATCGTCTCCATCATCTCTGCGAACACGCTTTCGTTTACATGATAACCCCTTGCCTACGAACTTAGAAACGTCGATTCTAGTATCTATGCTAGCACGAAGTTTTTGGTACAATCTCATCATCGAGTCAGATGTTCTGCCTATGGTCAGAGCGCGCTTTAGATTTTCTCTGCCGACAATATGTTTACCATATTGCCATTTTTTACCTCTCTCGTCGGTAAACAATTCATTCTCATATATACACTCAATTAAAGTTCGCATGTCTGTCATGTGAACAATAGCGTGCTTACCCTCGAATTTGTCGTTGATAATTTTAGGCTCTAAAATTCTATCGAATCTGTTGCTCATTATTTACTCTCCTTTAATATTTGTTTAATGTTAACTTTAGCAATTTCCTCTTTCGTCCAATCTGTAGTTATTATATCGAGAAACTGCTTATTTGATTTTCCGGCTAATCTCCATTTTTGAGCATCGACAAATAATCTCGTGCTAATTATTCTCTTTACATGCTCATCCTTACATCTACTGCGAAGATTCCATAATACATCTGCCGTATCTGTAAAGTCTCCAACTAGCGCTCTTTCAATATTCTTGTCGTAATCGACAAAAACCTTGACCGATTGCAGTCTGTCTAAGGTCGCCATGTCAATCTGTCCTCTACCGGCATAATTAAAATCCGTACCATCTCCCCATGTGTTTGTGGCTACTGAAACATGAAAATTGTCATGTTTTAGCACCATCGGATTGTCCTTGTCATTTGGAGTCGCTAAAATACCTTGTCCATCTAGCACACTATTAAATACTAGACCGGCATTTGCATCGAAAGCATCAAATTCATCTAAGCATAGAAATGTACCATTTCTAAAGGCTCTAGCAACTGCTCCATCAATAAATGTTCCGTCAAATGTCATTCTCCCTGTCATATGAGCCTCAGTTACTCCTCCTGTACCCTTTAGGTATTCATATTCACCTCTTTCTTTCTCGAAGCCTAAAGCATTAGCACATTGTTCGATAAGGTACGACTTCCCGGTACCACTCGGACCACATAACCATACACGCTTGAAATGCTTTAAGCATTCTAGCACAAATGGAAACTGCTTATGTTTCAGTCCATCGGTCTTTTTAACTTCGACGTCGTTAATCTTCACATATACCGGGTTCTGTAAGTCCTTCATCTTATCTTCGACTAGGGTTTTCATTTTCTTTGTTTCCTCGGCAACACTCTCTATAAAAGCATCCTTTAAACCCTCGGTTTTCTTGAAGATGTCATCCCCTAGTCTCTCTGCTACCTTGTCGGCTAGCATATCTTCTAAGCTACCTGCGCTAGCACTCGGCTGCGGGCTTGGATTCGGGTTTTCATAGGGGGTTTTTGTTGGTGTCGTCTCCGGCATTGTCGGTGGCGGTGTTTGACCGGGTTTTTTACCCTCGACTAAAAACTCGATTAATTCGTCTTGCTTTGACGATTGTACCCATGAACTAGCTTGGCTAGTCTGCCGACATTTAGCTATTGCTAGCTTTTTGATTCGGCTATGTCTCATAGCCCTTAGTTCTCTTCTGCTATAGTCTCCCATTTATACTCCTTGCCGACTCTCTCGGCGGTTTTGGTTGTTGGTTGTATTGTTTTATTATTTCTAGCATAGTCATTTACATTCCTATGCTAGAAATAATATTAAAGGCTCTGAGTCCAGACTTGAATGAACGCGAAGAGTAATCCTAACGCTATCCATGCTATGAGTATTTTTAAGCCTTGTGTATTATTCTCGATTAATAGCCATTCGATAAAGTCCATTATTTCATTAAATACCCTCATTATTTCCCCTCCACATAGCAAGCCGGGCATCCATCATGGTGGAAGTGTAACGGCTCTTCATGTTCGCATGCCTTAGACGCGAAGAATCCATATCCAAAAACCTTTTTTAAGGTTTTATTAAGGTGTAATCTGAACAATATATTCTCGATTATTGTTTCCATTATTTCCTCCATCCGCTTTTATTTTTTGTATCGACGACAACAATAGCATAGCCTTGGTATAATTCGGCTACCGCTTTTATGTGTTTAGTGGTAGTCTGTGAGTACCATTTATGCGCCTTAATTGTCTTCGATTTATGGTCTATTACTGCTACATCGGTTTCGTATGATGTTATTACATCATTCTGAACTTTTAGGTTGGGAATTATATTCCCATTATGGTTTTTTATGTTATCTATCATAGCTCTCTCCTATGGTTTGTTATTGGTTGTTCTAGCATTTAAAGCTTTTTTTTAAATGCTAGGTTTGGTTTTACTTTCAAATCTCTTGGCTTTTGCCCTCTTTAAAGCTTGGCGTTCTTTTATTTTGTCTTTTTCTAGCCTTACCGCTACTAGATGTTTTATTTCGTCGTTATAATCTAGCAAATCTGTTTCTTGCGCCACTTTCACTACAAGCTCCTCTATATTGTCTAATACTTCGTCGATTATTATCACACTATCAACAAATCCTCTTACATATTTGTCAGAGTGTCGTTTTGAGGCTTGCTTAACCCAAGCCTTAAGATATTTTAGGTCTTTTACTAACATTCTATTCTCCTCAGTTATAGTTATTCTGTATATGGATTTTCCCAAGATTCCCCTCGAATAATCATATCTTCTAGGAAATACTCTCCAAAATACACTAAAAAATTCTTCATAGAGCCAAAGGCTTTACTTATCTTTGTCCATTCTTCAACATATCTGTCGTAATGTTCTTGATACTCCCTCTCTCTATCAAAGTCTAATTCCCTATCAGCGCCGTTTTCGGCTAGTTTGATGTCGATGTCATCAGACATTTCAAAGATAAAAAATTCATAGCTTTTTAATTTTGAATATCCCATTTTATACTCCTTGCTTATAGTTGTTCATTAAGTGCTAACCTCGGTAATAGTTATATACCCATCTTAAAAATGGTCGGTCTTTAGTCTCTGTATCTAAAACTATCAGTTGGTTTAAATCCCTGTTGTTAATAAACCATTTTCCTTGAATATATTCAATTTTTGCATCCTCTAATTCAAAGCTAGTGCTTTGCCATCCTAGTTCTTTCCATTCTGACTTTTCAATGAATAGTCTACTTTCCATATCAGTCATATAATGGTCACCTTCCTCGTCGTAATGGTTCTCCCAATTAGTCCTTGCTATCTCTTTTAATAGGTCGACATTAAGGTTGCTTTTCAGCGCCGTTCTAGTCTCCATGTCTGTTGAAAAGCCGACGAGCTTTCTTTGCCATGTATAATCTCCATTGGTAATCTCGACAGATACGACGACATCTCCCTCTTTTACATCATAAAGATAATTCGAGGGGTTATCACTTCTATTGTTGGGTGTTAATACTGCTTCTATGTTATTCTTCATAGGGTGTTTACTCCATTTATGACGGCTATGGTTTTGGGTGTTCTTGCTAGGATGTCCTATGCCGTCGTTATAGGGTGTTCTAGCACAATTTTTTGTCTTAGCTGGGTGTAATACTTCGTATTACTCCCTAGCTACTCCCCGGATTGCTCCGATTTGTCGGTCTATGCCGAGGATATAGAAGCCTAGCTAGGAATCGAACCTAGCTATCCCAAAGGGATAGAGCCGACTCTAGGCTTTGACCGGCTTTGCCGGTGTATTAACTAGCGTAGCTAGTTCTATGCGTGGTTACGCGAACAATCGCAACCTTCGTGGTAGCAATCAGTACTCTCGTCGAGAGTAAACCCGGCAGACAGCGCGCTATTCATCGCGTGGTCTCGTGCGTAGTCGCCGATTTGTCCTTCCTCGTTCTCGAAGTGGTCAGCAAAGGCATCCAACGCGCTAAATTCCGCGGGTGTTGGAATGTCGTTGGTTACACCCTTTAGGGTGTACTGGGTGTTCTTGTCGTTCTTGTTGACAACGTCGTCGGTGTTGGGTGTTATTATATATATACTCATTTTGCTCTCGCTTCCTACGCGTAAGGTGGTGTCCTTCGCGTTGTTAGTTAGTTGAAATCCGACTGAATCTGTCCGTCGGCGACCCTCAAATTTACCATTGCAAGCTAGCATAAACCAAGCGAATTTGTTATAACCGTCGGCTATAGTGTTCAAACATAGGCAAAAATAGGACTGAAAGCCGGCAATATAGATAGGATTGCGCGCCACCGAAGGGAGACCGAACGCGAAACGCGTACTCAACGAAAATCGCCGAGACCGAACGCGAACGGAAGGGGGTGTGCTTACGTAAAGTACGTCCCATCCATTTTTCGCACAGTTTTTAAGTGTGTATAAGTATGCGTATTATGTGTAAAAATAGACATATTACAACAAGGGAGTAGTTAGGGAGTAGGCAGGGAGTAGTTTTGGAGTAGCTTTTTATATCTAACAATATCAACACTTAAATAGCCAAGCCATATTTTAAAAATGGCTTTGCCATAGCTTTGCTATAGCTTAGCTATAGCCTTGCCATACATATAGAAGTAGAAGTAGAAGTATATATTAAGTATATATATAAATCTAATATATATAAACCTAAGGTTTATAAACCTAAGGTTGCGAATTCAACCATTTTTCTCTTTTAACTACTGTAACATTATCGTTATATTCTAATCGGGGCTTGAAATTATTTTTTAACAAAAAAACAGGAGCGTTAAATGCCATTTGAACCAAAAGATAACACATTCTCTATTTTTGACAACGATAACAAAACGAGTGAAAATCAACCTGATTTCACGGGTCAGGGTAAGATAAACGGAAAAGAAGTAAAGATTGCTGGCTGGAAGAAGACTTCTCAAGGTGGAAAAGACTATGTTTCGTACAAAGTAGAAGAAAAAGGGGCTTATCAGGGATAATCCAATGAAAGTTACTTGCAGGGGTAAAGAATTCGACCAATTTTCTCTTAAAGAGGCAAAAAAGCGTGGAATTACCCCTGTAGATAACTGGAGAGACGCCGAAATTGGCGATTGGATACTAACTGCGGACAAAAAAGTAATACAATGCACGGGGAGAAAGACAAAAAAATTTGCTAACACAAAAAAACCATATATTTTTATCAGAACAGGCTATGGAGAGCGCGGTTGCCATAAAAAGCATTATTACGCACAAAAACAACATGATTGGGATTTAGATAATCGTTATGTGGGAGATTTAATTAAGGATGTTAGACCGACTGCAAAGCAAAAAACATTCGTTGATTTTTTATTTTTACATGGGATTACAAACAAGCTTGGCATGTGGGATACCGAATCCGTTATTCTTGCTTACCAATCTGTTTATAAAGATAATAACCCAGAGCAAGCCTTACGTCGTGGGTTGACAATTCTGAAAAGAAAACACATCAGGGAGTATATATCAATGAACATGAGAGAAAAACTAAGCGCGATGGGAATGGATGATGATTATGTTGCTGACAAATATCGCGATTTAATTGAAGGAGATACTCCCGCAGCAACAAAATTAAATGCGCTAAACCGCGTAAGCGATATGCTAGGACATCTTACCAAAGAAAAGAAAGAAGAGCAAATCGAAGGTGTATTCGCTTTATCTGATGGCGACATTAAAAAATTATCTTCTGTACGAAAAACCATTGCGGAAACCACATATGGAGCAAAACAAAACAGTAAAGACAACGGGGTACATAAGTCAGCCTCAGTCTCAAAGTGATGAAATCAATGTAAACGAACTTGCCTTAATGAACATTAACAATGTTTATTACGAGATTGATGGTCATGTTGCTAGATTTATTTTAACTCTTTTAGAGGATATAGATTCTTACAAGGAACAAATTGAATACATAGAAACATTTACAGGGCGGAATGGCGAAAGTTGAAAAAAAATTAAAAGCGCTGTCCGAAAAACAAAAAGTAGAAATGCTTCAAGCAATGTATTTGGACATTTTTACGTTTGCTGAAATATTATTTGGCGATGAAGAAAATTCGATGCACTACCATGTGCGCTCCAAATCGCCCGAATTTCACCGCGAAATAGCAAAAACCTTAATAGGTATGGCGTCAGGCGATAAACTAGCCGTAGTGGCGCCAAGAGACCACGCAAAATCAACATTTATTAATCTTATCTACCCTTTACATAGGATATTATTCGGCGAAGAGAAATTTTTATTACTTATTTCAGAATCAGAGATGCAGTCTAAGTATAATCTAGAGGCGATTGGGAACGAAATAGAATTTAACCCTAAGATTCATTATTTTTTTGGAGATAGAAAAGGCGCTATCTGGGGAAAAGAAGAAAAAGAAGTTATCGGCGCGTTTGATGATAATGGTAGACCAAATATTATGTGTAAATGTTTAATTCGTGGTACTGGTCAAAAGGTTCGTGGATTAAAGTATGGTGCTTATCGTCCTACATTGACGATTATTGATGATGGGGAAGGCGAGTCAAATAGTACTACCCCTACAGCTCGTGATAAATTCCGGCGCTGGCTAAACGCTGCGGTTATTCCGGGTTCTGGGGATGCGAAACTTGTATTTATAGGCACAATAGTTGATACGGACGCATATTTGAATAGAATTGCAGGTCCACTAGCTTACGATAAGGATGGTAATTATAAAGTCAAGGGTTGGAAGTCTTTATTTTTTCAAGCAATCCCACAAGATATGCCTAAAGGGAAATTTGGAACAACAGGAAATGAATTTAAGGACAAGAATGGAAAAGTAAAGGTTTTATGGGAAGATAGAAGACCTTATGAATGGTTAATTGCAGAAAAAGAAAGATTAAAGTCTGAAGGCGATATAGCTTATTTTTATCAAGAATATCAAAATATTCCTGTGGATGATAGCTTTAGAATCTTTAAAGAAAAAGATATGCGCTATTGGGAAGGAAAATATATCTATGAAGATAAGCAAAGTTTTATTCTAAGAACAGACGGGGGCAGAAGAGCAAAGCTACCTGTAAATATTTTTTTAGGAGTTGACCCCGCGTCGAGTGAAAATGTAAAAGCCGATTATACTGTAATTATGGTTATTGCAGTAGATAAAGAATATAATATTTATGTCCTAGATTATTTTCGAGGACAAGTAGCTCCTATGGATGGTGCTGATAGAATTTTTGAGCTAGCAGATAGATATAATCCAAAAGATATTAAAATCGAGGAAACAGGGCATGTCATGCTAGCAGATTATGTGAGAAGACATTCTAAACTTACAGGCAGATTTTATAATATTAATACTAGGCAAGCAATTAAGACTAAGTATTACAGAATTAAACAGATGCAACCTCACTTTGCATCTCATTCAGTATTTTTAAAAGAAGACCATGAAGAACTAGAGACAGAATTATTGAACTTCAAAGAACATGGTACGTTTAAAAAAGATACCCTAGATGCTTTACGTTGGGCGATTGACGATATTTGGGCGCCTGACGTAGAACAAAATGAGCATGGAGAATGGATGGCTCCACTTCCGGTTATGGAAGTAGATTGGGAAACAGGGCAAACTTTTACTGCGTCTGATTTTATTGAGGCGTAATGGGCAATTTCGACATTGACCTAGACTTTGGTCAAATTTATGAACAAAAAATAAAAGAACTTTTCGAGGGTGATGGTTCTATTGAAGTTAAAACAGAGCGAGATATATGGGCAGATACTGGAAATATGGCGATTGAAATACGTTCTCGGGGAAAACCAAGTGGAATATCTATTACAGATGCAAAATGGTGGGTACATAACTTTACCATAGATGGAGATATTAAGTTTTCAATGTTATTTAAAGTTGATAAACTTAGAAAAGCTGTTAAGTATTTATATTTAAACGAATTAGCTAGCATAGTTAAGGGCGGAGATAATAATACAAGCGATATAATTTTGGCGCCAATTAGTACTTTAATTTTATTAAACAAAAAATTTTGATAATACTGTAACATTATTGTAACATTACCTCAGACATATGTTAAATTTAGCTAAGCTAGACACAAAAGAGATTACGGCGGAAGAAGTTCGCTCGGACTATCTACTCTTTGAAAGTAGTTCTAGTGAGTACCGCTATCAAATGGCTGAAGACCATGAGTTTTATCTCGGTTCTCAGTTGACGAAATCTCAAAAGAACTACTTGCTCAGCGTGGGTCAACCCCCCGAAGCTAACAATAAAATACGCCCTGCCGTTGAGCAAGTACTAGCTAACATCGCAGCATCCGCTCCTGAGTGGGATGTTCATTCTGTGGGAAAAACAGATAATGATGTTGCCTATGTTTTTGACCAACTGTTAGATAAAATTTGGTATGATTCTGATGGAGATGTTCATTTTCGTCAAGCGTGTAAGGATTTTATCGTAAAAGGGATAGCTTGTATGTATATCTACCCAGATTGGCAAGCAGATGGCGGTCTTGGAAGTATTAAAGCTAAGAGAATGCCTCCAGAGTCAATTTTTGTTGACCCGAATTGCTCAATGCCTGATTTTTCTGATGCTAGCGCAATTATTTATTCAGATATTCACACAAAAGAACATTTAAAGATTTTATTTCCAAACTATGCCAAAGAGATAGAAGAAGCTAAAGATGATGACGATAGAAATGAAAAATCGTCAGGAAAATATTCTAGAGACCATATTGAAACTTCTGGGGACATGGCTTTGGACCATCAAGAAAGAGTTCGTAAATATTGTTACTTTACAAAAGTTAATGTACCTCACGCATTGATACTTGACCAAAATACCGGAAAGAATCAATTATATACCAAAGAAGAGTACAAAGAATTAATTAAAGATGAGCAATATGAGGATTTTCTTGAAAAAGGAATTATTACAGAGCAATTAGCTTATCAAACAAAGGTAAGAGAAGTTTTTGTTGTTGGAGATACAGTTTTGTATGATGAAATACTTCCAATTTCAGAATATCCAATAGCAGTTGCTTGCAATGAGCATGCTGGAAATCCATTTCCAAGTGGAGATGTTCGGCATGCTAAAACACCTCAGAGAATGTTAAATAGAACTGAGGCATTAATTATATCACATACCAACGCTACTACAAACTTTAAGCTCCTTTATGAAGATGGAGCGATTGACGCTAGTGAAATTCAAAAATGGCACATCCCTAACGCTATCATCCGTGCAAATCCCGGTGCGCTCGCCTCTGGCAAAATAAAAGAATTCGCACCGCCAGCTGTTTCCTCTCAGTTGTATACTGAAAAATCAAGATATGAAATTGATATAGAAACAGTTTTTGGCGCATATAAATTCCTCCAAGGTAACTCTCAGGGCGCACCGGGAACTGTTGGAGAAGCTCAAATAATGGATGAATCAAGTTCTAGAAAACAGAACTGGAAGATATTGCCTATATATGACATGTTAACGCGTTCAGCTAAAGTAATAGTTGAATGGATGCCTAGCGTGTATGACCAACAAAGGACATTGCGAATTGTAAGTCCAGTTGGAGATGAAAGTGAAGTGCAGTTAAATATTCCGGTTATTGATGATAAGACCGGAGCAGTAAAAAGATTGTATGATATGCAAACGGCTCAATTTGATGTTAGAGTTGTTGTGGGTTCTACTAGGTCTAAATCTCCTATGGCAGAACTACAAAAAGATTTAACTCTCTTAAATGCAGGTATTTATGATAAAACGCAAGTCATTATGAATATGAAAGGCGACATAGATAAAGCGTCTTTAATGCAGAGAATGGGGGAAATAGCAAATTTACAAGCGCAATTACAACAAGCGCAGGAAGAACTTAAGAGAATGCAAGGCGACTTGCAAACTCGAGAGCGTGAAGTGTTCCATGCTAATATGCGTGCTGAAATTAGTGAAGCTACCAAGCCGGTTTCGGAAGCGGTTAGCAACATTAAATCAAACGCAAAGCTGGAGCAAGCACGACAGAGAGACAAAACCCGCATGGTCAGCGAGGATTTGTCTAGCTTAAAACAAGCGGTTAACTCAGAAACCAAAGCTTCGCAAGCATAGCGGATAACTTTAAAGGAGCATCGTAATGACAAAAGAAGACCAGAATAATCAGGTAGAAGAAATGAATGAAGATAACCTTATGGCTGAATTAGATGAATTCAACTCAGGCTCTTCTCAAGAAGTTGAAGAACCTCAACAAGAAGCGGTAGAAACTGCAAAAGAGGAGAAAGCAGAAGAAGTTCAAGAAACTACATCTGATGAGAAAGTAGATAAAGAACCAGAAACGCAATCACAGATTGAGCAATGGTTAATTGAGAATAAATTTAAGAATGACGAGGAAGGCGTTCAAAAACTTGCAGAAGCTTATAAATCCCTACAGTCAAAATCCGATAAGGATAGAAACGAATGGGATTCTCAAAAACAAAAGTTTGATAAGCTAGCACAGTTAGATGAATACCTTGCTAAGAATCCTGATGTAGTTCAAAAACTCACAGAAACAGTACAAGAAAAACAACAGGACTTAAATGCACCTCCGGTTAAGCCAGAAGATTATGATATTCTCGATGAAAGCATTGATAACTCTAGCTCCGCACAATGGCGCAAACAGCAAGATGAATGGCTTATTCGTCAAGGCGCTGTTCAAGCCATGCAAGAGGTAGAAAAGTTAAAGTCTGAGCTAAGTGAGTCTCAGGCATTTGACGCTGAAACCGCAGAATTGCAGAAAATGGGGTTAAGCGATACAGAAATTGTTGATTATAGACAATTTATGGCTGACCCAAATAATGTAACTCAGGAGAACTTGGTAAACGTCTGGAAAACTTTATCTAATGGGCATAATTCTCAACCGGAAACTCCGAAAGAGCCAGCTCCTAAGGTAAAGAACAAGCAGAATAGTGCTGCATCAGTTAGCGGTAGCGCACCTGCCGTCGCAGAACCAGAAGAAAAAGCTTTAGACGATTTTTGGAAAGGGATTATGGAATTTAATAATACTAATACATAGTGTTATAGCCCCCCCCTTTTTTTATTCGGGTTGTAACATTATTGTAACATAAAGGAGTAGCCTAATGGCAAATACTACTTATGGTACTGGAACTGCCCTACAGTTTTCTGATGCGTCTCAAAGACAAGTCTTAGAACTTGGGTCAAAAATCCATTACTACAACCCCAATGTTACTCCCATTTTCTCTCTGTTCGGAATGAAGTCAGTTGTGACTCCAGTCCCTATTTTTGAGTGGATGGAAGACGAGTACATGATTAAAAAAAGCGAAAAGTTCAACTTCAAAACTGCAAATGTAGCTGACACAGCAACAGGTGGAGCAAACGGCGCAAAGACAATACTTATAGTTGACCGACAAGCTCAAATGGAAATGTTTGAAGCTGGCGGAATCTATAGTGCTAGTGTTTCTGGCGGTAGTGCAGCTCTTGAGACTGATGTTACGCATCTTATTTGCATTGCAGTTGGAAAACAAGTAGACCATGCTAGTGCAACTGATAAAATGGTTCAGTTTCTTGGCGCGCATGCTCACGCTAGTTTAGATGCTTATAATGTTGAAGCTTCTTCAACAACCTTAAAAACTCCTGATGCTGCGGGTATTCTTACTTTAGAATACGTTGCCAATGCCGGTCAATTTTATGACGCTGGCGTTGCAAAATCGTTTTACGGGCATAATGTTAAAGGCAGTATGACTTTAGCAGATATTGCTGACGCTGATTATTTCATGCGTGAAAATGGTGTTGCAGGAATTGCTGAAGGTTCAGCAGTTGGTGTAGAAACTCGTAAAAAAGTTCGTAGGTTGAAAAACTGTACGCAAATTTTTCGCGAGCCTTATACAGTAACTGGTACAGCTAAAGCTTCTAAGCATTATGGTGGTTCAGAACTATCTCGCTTACAGGCTAGGAAATTGGCAAAAATTAAAGGTGATATTGAGTGGTCTATTTTAACAAATGGCGCAATCTCTTTAGATGCTAGCCAAGAAAATCCAAGTAGAAAATTCCAAGGAATTGGTCTTGGGGGTTCTGCTGGCTCTATTTCCTCTTTAAATGGCTATGCTGATTCTAATCTACAGCTTAATAATAGTAGTGGAACACTTGCTCAGTTTGATGCAGTATGTGAATACATCTTTTCTGATATGGTATCAGGTTCGATGAAGAAAACTGTGTTTGCATCAAATAAGTGGCTCGTAAAAATGGCTTCTATGACTAGAGCTGGAGATACTGGGAATTTTAACACAGGTGAAATAACAAAATCTGGTTTAAGGGTTCGCTCTTATCTTGGTGCTGTTGGTGAACTTGAGTTTATCCCACATCCATATCTTAAAGGTGCATATGAAGATTATGCGGTTGCGATTGACCCGGCGAACTTTGCAGTTCGTCCTTTGGCTGGTCGCGATATGCAACTTCGTTCTGACATCGTAAAAGATGGTCGTGATGGTCAAACTGACGAATGGCTAATGGAAGCTGGTGTTGAGATTCGTAATGAACAAACACACGCAGTTCTTAAGCTGGTTTAATCAGTAATCTAATCGCTTGGGGGCGGGCAACCGCTCCCAAGTATAAGAAAGAAAATTATGAGCAAAACAACATACGGAACCGGAGCTACAAAATATTCTGACGGCTCTTCAAGATTAGTTAAGACATTGTCAAAAAAGTCAAAACCTAAAAAAAAGTATAAGCGTAAAAGGAAAAAATAATGAGATACCAAGAGGCTTATGAACTTATAGATGTAGGAATTATTTCTGGCGGTATTGAAATACCGATTACTGAAAGTTTAAAAAGCGTTTATTTTGATAAAGCAATAGAACAAATTGCTATGCGTTCTGTTCAGAAAAAAAATACTGAATCTTTTTCTACAGATGGAAAAGCTTATACGTTTACAAATGAAGACTATTCTGGTCAAGTGTATAAGGTTGAACTAGACCAAAAAGATGTTCCTTTTGTAGATGAGTCGGCAATTATATCAAATGTTGAAGATGATGATGTTTCTCAAATAGGTTTTTATTTAAAAACTGACAATTCTAAAACTGGAATAATTACTGGAGTTTCTCAAGCTTCAAATGCTGCAATAACAAGCGCTAGCCATAATTTAACAACAGATGATTATATAATTATTAGCGAAGTAAATGGCGCTACTGAGCAATATACGGACGATGATATTGTAAATGGAAGAAGAGGGCTTGTTTACGTCGTTGGCTCAAACAGTTTTACAATGACTCCAGCAGTAAATACATCTGGTGGATACGCTTATCAAAGTGGTGGTATTTGGGAGCTAGATAATAAACAAATTTATTTAACAAAAAATCCTGATTCTGGAGCAACATTAAAAGTTTTTTATTATGCAAAGCCCCTGAGAAAAGAAAATGTAAGGAGTCGAATTGATTTGCCAGACCAGCTAATTCCGGCAGCAATTCATCAAACATTGGGGCATTTTGTAAACCTTGGAGGAAATCTTCAAGTTGGTAGCGGGCATATGGGGTTGGCAAGAAAAATAGAACAGGAATATATTGAAACATCTAGGGCAAAAGAGCCAATGCCTCATATGGTTCCAAATCCAATGCAGTCTTTTGTAACAACTAGAAATGGTTCAATAGGGAATCTAACCGGAGCTGATGACTAATGGCGAGTTTTAGAATTAGAATAGAAGACATTATTGGAGAAGTTTTAAGTTTAGGTAGTGATAATTCTAGCGCCACTGACCAAGCGGTTACAGATGCCTTAACAGATACTGCTGCCGAAATATTTAATTTATTACCAGATGATATTTTATTGCCTTTTGCGGTAGCAAGTAGTGATGCTACTAGCAACCCCGTAATTAATGATATAGAAAATGCTAGAATTGTTGGAGCCGAAAGAAAAAATGGCGACGATGCTCAAACGAGTCAATATATTACATGTAAATATGTTGACAATACATTAAAGGCAAAATTAATTCATCCTAATAGCATTTATTTTGCAACAAAAGAAGACCCAGTTTGGCTTATTAATAATAAAGATTTAGAAGTTTATCCAGAGCCCGGGTCTGGAAGTACCTATGCGTCAAATGCTGCAAGAGCATATACTGTTACATCGCCTACAGTCGTTCAAACAGACAGTGCAATATCTATATTCCCAAATGAGATAGAGCATGCTGTTGTTCTCGGTGCTAGCGCAAGATTAAAACAGCGTCAAATAACATTTTACAACGAAGATGAAGATTCAGAGTTAGTGGCTCTTCATCGCGCTCAATATCAAGATTTACAACAAAAATACAAAGATGCTTTAGCTCCATTTATTAAGAGCAGTAAAGATGCCTAAGCAGGTTTATAAACTTGACCAATTTCATAGCGGTATAAATAATAATTCAGACCCTAGAGATTTGTCTGTTGGTGAGTTAGCGGATGCAAGAGATGTTATGCTTGACAATATTGGAAGAATTAGAACAGGACCATCTATAGTTGCGCACGCCTCGGCTTCTCCGGCTCCACCAACAACAGATTCTGTTGATGATAGAAGCGGTACTTCTTTATTTGCATTTAGCCATGATTACAAATATGCTGGTCAGGGTGGTAATATTATAAAAAATGGCTCTAGCAATATGAATTCTGGTAGCATTTGGGGTGGACACGCAACAAGCGGTCCTCAATCTTGGGTTTCTAGTTCTACTAATTTTGTTTTTACTGGTTCTGTCACTGGAGATGCCGCGATTACACAAACAGCGGCAAATAGGTTGACTACTGGTGTAAATGGAGCAACATATAAATTAACCTATACAATATCAAACTATGCTTTAACAAGTGGCTCTCCTGAGTTAAAAATTTTAACAGGGTCTGGTCAATTTGCTGCTGACGGGGATGATGGGGGTGAAGATGATACCATTCTTACTTATACAAACGGAACACATGAAAGAGTTTTTGTTTCAAGCCCTAGCGCTACTTCAAATGTATTTAGCATTCATGCAAATACGGGCGCTCAATGGACGATTACCTTAGATGATATTAAATTAGAATTAGTTTCTGTAGACTCTTCTGGCGATGATTATTTGGCAATGTATTTAAATACATCAGGTAGTAATTATGGTTTTGGAATCTACTCGTATAGTGCCGATACTTGGGCTTCTGCTTCTGATAGCATGAGATTTAATGCTGTTACAACAGCTGCTGAACCAATTTTTACACAAGTAGATGGAGTCTTAAGGGTTGTTGATAAGTTGAAAGGAGCTAGTTGTTATAAAATATGGTATTCTTATATTGACAGGAATAGATGGGGAACAAGCACAGTTTATTGTAGAAAGTGGGTTAATGCTCAATCCCCACTAATTGCGCCTACTGATAGTGATATAGTTTTATCTGCAACTGGAAGCACTTACTTACCAGATGAAGGGAAAATAGAAATTTCTAGTGATTATGGGTTTAGTACAAATGTTGCTAAGTCAGGTGGCTGGAATCCAAATGGCGTTACTGGGACTGCTACCGGAGGAAGTGGAAATGATAAATTAGTTTCTAGCGGGACAACCTTTACTGCTAGCATGGTCGGAATGAGAGTTAGGAGGAGTAACAACACTACTGCTACTGCTATTATTACTGGGTTTGAAGATTCAAATACAGTTCATTGTAGTAAAATAATTTCAGATTCTAGTTCAACAACTCAGTCGGGGACATTAACTTGGTCAAGCGGTGGAACGGCAGATACTTTTCAGATATATGATTATTACGAATTAGGGTTTACTTGGGTATATGATGGGAACCAAGAAAGCTTAATTCACAATAGAACAGCTATTTATCGACCTTCTATATCAAATTTTACTTTTTACATACAAGACATTGCTGCTGGTCACGGGTGGGATACTGAAAGTACAGCAAGAATAACTGCTTCAAACATGTATTACAGAAAAGAATCTGACAATACAAATACATGGTATCATTTGTGTGAAATTGACTTAAATAAAGGGCTTAGAAAATCTGGAGAAGAAGATTTTAATATTACTTGGACTCAAATAACCTCTAAGACAGAATATCACTTACAAGAAATATATATTGATTCTCCTTTAACATTTGAAACATATGAGACAAAAAATGGATTTAAAAGTGATGTTACGGAAATTTTAGATTTAAGTGCATCTTCTACGGGCTATTCTGCTTCAGTAATTGCAAATAGAACTCATTATATTGGAAATGTTAAATATGCAGACAAAGACGGGGTAGTAAGAAACCATGCAGATGCAATGTTTAAATCTATGCCTAATAGATTTGACACATTCCCATTAAATAGAAAAATAGAAGTAAGTGTTCAAGATGGGGATGAAATAACTGCATTAGCCACTTATGCCGATAGAATACTTCAATTTAAAAAAAATAAAATGCATTTAATAAATGTTTCTCAAGAAATAGAATTTTTAGAAGATACCTTTCAATTTAAAGGAGTTATTGATTCGTCTGCGATTTGTAAAACCGATTATGGAATTGCTTGGGTTAATCTTGATGGATGTTATTTATATAATGGAAAAGAAGTAAAAAACCTATTAGAACGAGAAGGAGTCCGAAAAATTGTTTCAAATGGATATAATAGTACTACTAGCGGGTGGGTATATAACCATACATTTAAACCTTCAATAGCTTATTTACCAAAAGAGAGACAACTCCTTGTTGCAAAAGACCATTCTGGTCAAGATGCTTCAGCTGGCGCTCAAAGTGCTTGGATATATAATTTAATTACTCAAAGTTGGGTTTTGCAAGATGGAGAATTTATTACTGGAGATGGAGCTGAAATATCAAATTTAATTACTGACCACAAAGGAGATATAGTTTATTTTACTGGAACTGGCTCGTTAAAAACTTTAAGCACAAGTAGTTCTGCGAAAACTGCATGTAAAGTATTGACTCCAGACATTGATTTTGGAAATCCTTCAACAAGAAAAAAAATATACAGAGTTAGAATTTCATATAAGGGAGATGCTAGTTCTCTTAATATTTACTATGGAATAAATGGAGATACAAATAGTTGGAATAATTTTGAGGGGACATCTAGTGGAAAACCAACAGGTAGCGCGGACACAACCCCGCTTGAAGATAAGTCGGGGGATACAAGTGTTTGGCATCACGCTGAATTAAAGCCAGCAGTTTCTTCTGTTACTGCAAATGTTTATAGCTTTCAATTTGTAATAAAAGGAACAGCTGGTGCATCATTTGAAATTAACGATATATCAATTATTTACAGAGAAAAATCGGTTAAATAATAAGTATGACAAGACAGGAAAGAATAGCATTGCACAAAAAACAAGAGCGCTTGCAAATTAAAAAAGGAGTACCTGCTATATCCGAATTAACCGAGGGAATTCCTGTAGTTAGAGATACCGCAGAAGGTTTAGTAGAATATTACCGAAAAGGTTCAATTTTATATAAAAAAGTATTAGATAGGGCATAATTATGGCAACATTACAAGAAATTATAGACTTAGAAAGTGGAGCTGGTCGCAGTTCTCGGGAAGTTCAAAATTTAATTCAAAGATTAAGACAAGATTTGCGAGACGCTCAAATAAGGGATAAACAATTTGCTAAAAATATTGAAAGCACAGGAAAAGCTGGACTAAAAGGAATTAAAACAAGAAGAGATTATTTATTGGCTATAAGAGAAAACCCCGAATTATCATTTAAAGATTTTTTACTTGATGATAAAACTTCTGCTAAATATATGGAGCAAGGCGTAGATAGGATTACTAACAAAACAAGAAAACCTATAACCCTAAAAGAAGTACTTGGGTTTGATAAAAGTAGGTACCAAGGCAATCCAATAGCAAAACAAGAATTTGATGAGATGATGAAAATTGCACCAATAAGTACTCTGCAAGAAGAATTTATTCCTGAAGACGTTAATGTTCCTGAATTTAACGTAGATAAAATATTGGAAGAATCTAATTATGGAAATTTTATTTCACCTCCGGTTGCAAAGCCGGCGCCTTTAAATCAAAATATTATGCAAGGAGTGCAACCCCCTAAAACTTTGCAAGAAATGAAAATAGAGCATCTTAATAAATATGGAAAATTGCCAGAAAATCCTATTATTGGATATAATAAACCAGAAAACCTTGAATTTATAACAAGGCAAAACCCGCAAATGCTAGAAGAAGTGCTTGTTGCTCCTACTCCAGCTCTTGACGCTAATAAAGCTATTGAATCTGCTAGCACAGCAACTGATTCTGCTAGTGCAGCAGCGGATTTTGCTAGCACAGATTCAGCTGCTGGAAAACTTGGTACTGCCGGAGCTGCGATTGGCGCAGTTTCTTCATTAAAAGATTTAGGAACAAAAGGTTTGTCTCCTAGTACCGCAATGAATACCGCTGGAAGCGGAATGACATTAGCATCAAAAACAATTCCGGGAGCGCAAGTATTAGCTTTGCCGGGAATGGCATTAAAATTTTTATCTGGAATATTAGGTAAATACAATTAAGGAGTAATATTATGGCTACAAAATGGCATCCAGCGTCAGGTAAGTGGGGTATATTTGGTGAAACTCAAGGTTCTAAACAAGCCAGAAAAAATACTGGTGCTTTAAAAGATATGGTAGGCACAGTTGAAAGTAGAATTCCTCAAGTTAAACAATATTATAGTGAAATTGGAAATATACAAGACCAAATAGTAGAGAGTCATCAACTTACTGCTTTAGATGAGTTTTTAAATCAATCTTATTCAATTAACATGGAATCAGATGAGAAGATAGCTAGAACAAATTTTGCTACAGCTGAAGATGTTTCAGGGGAAAGAAAAAAAGACTATTTAACAGATACCTATAAACGCAAAAAAGACGTAATGGATTTAAGTAATCAATTAGATATTATTAATAGGGGTCAAAAAGAAAAACAAGATGTTTTTGCTATGGAAGATTTAATTAATCAATTAAAGATTGAAATAGGGAGAAATTAACAATGGCATACAGAGACCCAACATTTAACGCAAACGTCCTCACTGACCTTTTAAGCACTTATTTAACGCATAAATCAGATGAGCGAGAGAAGTATTACAAAGCTGCCGAAAAGGCAAATAAAACAGTTATTAGGCAGGGAGCAGATGGGTACCTATACTATCTTCCCGAATCAGGAGAGGCTGGAAGCAGAGCCTTACCTAATGTTGTTAAAAATGAAAAAAAAATATCGTCAACTATTGAAGAGTTTTTTGATAAAGACAATAAATCTGTTTTAATAAAAAATGTGAATGGAATAAGAACTGACTTAGATGGTAATCCAATAAAATCATCAGATTTAAAAGGGTTAAGTAAAACTAAAAAACAAATAGCTAAAAAAGGGCAAACAAGTGATGTGTATAAAGCTGTAGTAAAAAAAGCAACGCGTGAAAAAAATAGGCTGTTGTCAATAAAAAATCAAGATATAGATATATATTCGGGAAAAAGACCCGGAATAACATGGAAAAGTGACCCCACTCATTCTGACCAGCTTAAATTTTACGACAAAGTACTATCTGACCCTAGAAAGTGGATTAGGGAGAATCCAGATGCTAAATTGCCTACGTTCAAAAAAACAGTTAAAGAAGTTAAAAGAATTGACCCAAAAAATGGTAGAAGTATGATATTTAATGCTGAAACAAAAGAATTTATAAGGTACGAAGATGAGTGATAAAAGTGTTCAGGTCCCAAAATGGGAAGACACATTTGCAATTCCGTCTTGGGATGACACTTTACCTGTAGATAGCGCATCTATTTCCTTAGATAGTACATCTATAGATACCCTGCCACCAGATTCAAATTTTTCCATAAGCACAGTAGAAACTTCTGATGATATATTAAATAACGAAATTAATGAACCCGGTTCTAGTTTTAAAACCTTAGAATCAATAACAAATCCAGATTTTGAAAGCTCACAAAAAGTACATAGTACAGATTATAGTTTATTTCAAATAAATGACAGGGTTTGGAATGATACATCTATGTCAATGTTTGGAAAGCCAGTAGCTGAATTAAATGTTCAAGAAAATATAGCTCTTGCTTCACATATTCAAAAAAATGACCCAAGAGGTATGAATAATTGGGTCGCTTTTAACAAGCAAAAACATAAAGAATTTGACGGCATAACAGATGAGCAAATTGTAAGTAATTATGGGGTTCAACCAGAAGTCGTTGAATTAATTAACCAATCTTTTGACAATCCTCAGTTAGCAAAACAAGTAATGCTAGCAGAGTCTGGTGGTAAGGTAGATGCTGTTAATGTTAATTATACCCCGCAAGAAGAAGGAAAAGAAATTATTGGTTCTGATTTATTGCAACAGTCTCAAAAACTTTTGCAAGACTCTCAGTCAATGTTTCAGCCTGACATATCTAGAGTTATTGACCCTATAGAAAAATCTACTCAAGAAATTTTATCTCAAGATGCTATAGCTCCTCAAATACAACAAATATCTCAATTCTTTTTAGAAGGGTTTACAGGTCAATACAGTGATTTATATGATATGCCTGAGTTTAAAGATTTAAAACCAATCGTTAATACAGCTACAAACTTTGCAAGTTATATTTCAGAAGCTCCGGGCTTAGCAATAGATATACCAAAATCATTAGCAACAGAGCCTTGGGAGACAGTTAAGGGTTTAGTAAGGTTTTTACCAGAGCAAGGCTTTAATGCTTTGCTTGCCACTAATTCTGTTGATGTTTTATTTCCAGTTTTGGAGGCTACAAACTTAGATGAGGTTTTAGCTCCTGTGCTTGGTATGCTTGGCGTTGATTTTACTAGAGAAGGAATAAAAAAAGCTAAAATAAATGCTCAAAAAGAAATACAAAAAACTGGTGGAGCATATGTCTTTTTTGCAGCTCACGGATTAACGAGTATGGGGAAGAAAAATGCTAGCATTGCAGAAAAAAATAAACAATTTTCTGATGTTGTTGAGCTAGCAAATGACAGACCAGCAAAAGGTAAAGTTACTCCAGAAATGCAAAAAGCAGCAGAATCTTTAAAAGAAAGTCCTGATTTAAAAAAGAAAGCGGAAAAAGCAGTTAGCGAACAATTAGAATTAGATTTTATAGAACCAAAAAAAGCAGAAAAAATATTAGAAAAAGCAGAAAAAGAAGTAATAACAGAGCTTGACTTGTCTAGGGATATGCCTACAAAAGTCTTAGATAATAAAAATAATATTAAAAAATCAGTTAAAAAAACAGAAAAAAAAGTTGAAAAAATAACTGAAAAAGTTAAAAGAGAAAAAGCTAAAAAGACTTTAAAAGATTCTATAGAAAAACAAAAAGTAAAAAGCAAAAAGAAATCAAAAGAATCAGAAGTAGTTCAAGAGGTAAAATTAAAAAAATCTACTGATTTAGTAAAAGACAACAAAAGGTTTGAACCAATAAAAGGAGAGCCAGCAAAAAGATTTAAAATAAAAGAAAATTTAGAAGATTTTATATCAAATAAAATACAAGAATATGCCGGTCAGCCGGTAATTATTAAATGGGGCGAGATTTCAAATGGAAATTTTATTGTCAAGGTTTTAAAAGATAATAAAAAACAACCAAAGGAGCAGATTGCTGTTAAGGGTGGGCAAAAGCAAATAGGTCCAGAACCAAAAAAAGAATTAGTAACCTCAATGAGGGACCCTCGAAATAGAAAAAGAAGAATACAAAACAGAGAAGTTTTATTAGAAAAATACGAAGCTGAAATAGGCGAATTAAACAGAAATCTTACTTCAACAAGAAAAGAGCTTAGTTTATTAGAAAAACAAGCTAAAGAAACTGGGGTAGGGTCGCAAAGAATTGAACTTTTAAAAAACTCCATAGATTCTATCGTAAATACTATGGAGCGCTCTCAAAGAAATATAGCAGAAATAATGACAACAAAAGAGTTAATTAAAGATTCTGCTAAATTAATACTCAGTCAAACGTCAAGTGGTCAAATTGGTGGAAAAATAAAAAAATCTGCAAAGCAAAAAGCAATAGACGCACAGCTTTCTAGAAATATAAAAGAAATATGGAAGCGTGGAGAAACTGAGCTAAAGCTTAGTAAGAAAAATTTAATTAAACGACTAAAAGAAGAAGGCGCACCAAAAGAAATGCTAGCATATGCTAGTAAAAACTATAAAGATTTAGCGGATAGGGCTTTTGTAGAAAATGCTTTTGAGCTTTCAAGGGAGTTAGATGCTAGTATTCCGACTTCACAAGGGTCAGTTTCTCCTACTAGGACAAAAAGAAAAAATCGAGATGAATATATTGATAATATAAGAATTGAAGCTATAAGTGGTAAAACTCCAGATAAAAAAAGACTGGCAATGGTTGATTTACTTGAGTCTTTATCTGAATATGGCGGTGGGAAAAGGTCTATTAAGGCAAAAGGGACTCGAACTATTGAAGATATTAAAAGAGGTAGTCAAGAAGCTGGAATTTTAAAGGAAGTTATATCTGAAGTTGCTGGACAAAAAAAACTTTCAGTAAATGCTTTGCCGGAAAAAACAGCAGCGGGGCTTGATTTAATGTTTGGCTTAATGGAGAGACTAAATAAAACTGCAAGCCAAAAACAACTAGACAATGTAATGCGCTCAATGGATTTTGTAAAAGCGTATATATCAGAACCTGCTAGAAACATGAGATACCTAAGAGAGTTGTTAGCTGAAAAATTACCTGCTTTTGAGAAATACAAAGAAAATCTAGCAGACTATCCTGATTTTCTTGCTATGCTAGATGATTTAACTAAGCAAGCCAAAGAAGGCAACAGAAGTAAATTACATATGTTAGCAGAGCTTGGTCGGAATATGAAATTAGCAACAGGTTCTTCTTTAGTAAGAAGTTTAGCTGGAAACACTATATCTACAATAGACTCTTTTGTTAGAATGCCAATAGAATATGGATATAACCACATACTTGGAAGCGGAAGTGGTGTTTTAAATGTGATTACCAATGGAAAATTTGGAAATATCTCAAGAAGTCAAATGAATAAATTAGAACTTGGAGCGCAAGTAAATGGATTTTTTCAACCTTTTAGAAACGGTGATGTTGGCAGGTTAATGTTAGATATGCTTTTTGAAAAAGATTCTGCATTAAGAGAGTCAAAGTATTTCCGAAGAGAAGGGTTTACAAATAAAGATATTCCGGGACTCGTTGGGGTTGGACTTAGAACTTTTCAAAGATTGCAAGGAATGTTAGATATTCTTTTTAGAGTACCAATGACAAATGCTTATATGAAAAAAAATGCGGTAAGACAGGCTATTGAAAGAGAGGGGCTTACTACTCAATTAGAAATAAAACAAAGAGCAATAGAAATATTAGATAGAGAAATGTTAAGTCCTGATTTATTAGAAAGCGCAATAAAAGGCGGTGAGGCAGTTACATTCCAATCAAAAATAGAAGGACCATTAGGCTCATTTAATTCTATTAGGCTAAGAAATGACTATCTTGGAGCAATAGCTCAAATAATTGTGCCATTTTATAATACATCAGTAAATCTTTTAAAATACACATACGAACATACCCCATTAAATCTTTTACCATTTACAAAGGGAACTAGAAATGCCTATAAAGATGCTTTTTCTCCAAAAGGTCAAGGTCCAAGGGCTTTGGCTGAAAATTTATCTAAAGTAACTACAGGAGCAGCATCTATATATCTATTAAATCAAATTATTGGAAAAGAATCTGCTGGTAAAATTAATGGAGACTGGTCTCAACTTTCCCCAGAAGAAAGAGACATGAAGACAGTAATGAATGAACAAGAATATTCTATTGAATTAAATGATGGCACAGTTGTTTCTTATAGGGGTTTTGAACCACTATCTTCTTATATAACATTAATACACTCTTATCATAGGACAAATGAAGAATTTGATAAAAATGTAAGAAAGGGTAAAATATCAGATACTGCTGCAAATCGCATATATAAACAAACTTATAATGGGACAAAAGAAATGCTCTTGTCATTTGCTGAGAATCCATTTTTTACAGGAGTAGGGGATATTTTTAAAATATTAGATTCTAGGCAAGATTTAGAAACTTGGGCAATAAGGACTGTATCTGGAACATTTATACCGGGATTTTCAAGGCAAATAGACAGCATTATTGACCCCGTAAGAAGAAAGTCTTTAAAGAAAAGAGATATAAACGAAAATAACACAACTTTAGACTATATAAATAGTAATATTGAAAAAAACTTACCTTGGTTTACAGAAGGAAAAACAAATTTACCAGCTCTAGATGCTTTTGGTAATGAGATACCTAAACCAGACCCTGTTGGCGGTTTATACGCTTTTAGAATTACTAAAAAAACAGAAGACCCTGTATATTCTGAAATACAAAGATTATTTTTTGACCAAGAAAAAAAGTTTACTGGCGTTAGACCAATTTTATATGGTAAAGAGCAAAGCCAAATAAATCTTACTCAAGAAGAACATTATGCTCTTATAAAAATTTCAGGACAAACAACTTACAATATTATAAATAGTTTGTTAAATGACCCCAACTACCAATCAAAAACTGATTTTCAAAAGAGAAAAGAAATAAGGCATATAAAAACTAATATTCAAAAATATGTAAGAAATAAATTGTTTAATGAATTATACAGCCCTCTTTTATTTGATTTATATGATGCAGAATTCAATGATGAAATTACAACGGAAGAAGAAAGAGTAGACTTTGTAAGAGAAGTGAAAAAGACCTTACCATCTTATAGCGTAGAGGAATTGCAAAATATGTTTTTAAATAAATACAAAGCTGAAGAAGAATATTTTTCAGATAGAGATAAAGAAGCGTTTAACAAAACTTTTAATATAGTAGATTAACTTTTTTTATTTTTAATGTAACATTATTGTAACATTTTTATTAAATTATAGACGTAATCTAATGATGTATCCATGTCACTTATTCTTGGGCGGTAAGATACACAAACAAAAAAGGAGAATATATGGCTAACTATGATGTACCAAATACACAGAAATATTCTGTAGTAGAAGCCAATAACGTCGGTCTTGGACAAGTAGGTTCAGCTGTGCTAGATGATGGAGAATCAGTTGCTAGCATGGGAACTAATAAAGTTGTAGCAATTACTATGCTAGAAGACTGTACGTTTACCACAATGACTCAATCAAGCGCAGCAATAACCGGAACCGGAACTAGCACGCATGGAAACTCAGTTACAAATTCTGATACATTTCCTCAAGGTGTTACAGTTTTTGGTAATTGGTCTGCTGTTACGCTAGCGACTGGTCTTTGTATTTGCTATTTAGGCTAAAATGCTTGGATTAGGAGCAAGCCTAGCTAAAGGGGGAGCATCCCTTTTAACTTACGTTAAGAGCAATCTAAAGCTTTATTTAGACTTTAAATCAAATAAGTCAGACACCCTCAAGTTTCCTTGTGATGGTTCAACATCATTTGATGGAGACAATGATTATATAGATTTTGGCAATTCCTCATCTTTACAAATTACAGGAAAAACGATTACTGTTTCTGCTTGGATAAAGGCAGATGTATTAAATGATTGGTCTGTTATAATTGGAAATGCCTCTGGGGGTAATTGGGAAGATGGATGGGCATTATATTGGAGTAGTAATTTGTTAAAATTTTCAATAAATCATTATTCTACCAATCTGGCATCAACTGCTTATACATCAACAGGGGTATGGAGTCATGTTGCGGGTACTTATGATGGAACGACAATGAAAATATATTTAGATGGAGTTTTAGGGACTACAACAGATACTTATTCTTCTGCTATTGGTAATTCAACAAGTACTATTATGGGTAAAAAAATTGATGAAACAAATTATTGGGAAGGCAGTATAGCAAATGTTGGTATCTGGGATAGAGTCTTATCCATTGAAGAAATCAACTCTGTAATGAGAAAGAACTACAGTCAGTTAGGCTCTGTAGAAAAAACAAGTTTAGTTAGTTGGTGGGCGTTGGATAGCCAAACTCAAGAAGGAAGTGAGTTAATTACAAATGGTGGTGCAAGTGGAACAACCGATTTTGTAGATACTGATGATAATGGTCTAGCAGATAATTTTGGTCTTATATATGGAAATGAAGCATTTTCTATTGTTACTGGAAATGGATTTACAGGAAATGCTCAAAAAATGGGTAGTAGTGGTACTGGATGGAGAGGCATTCAAACATCAGGTAGTGTTTTTACGGACAATATAACTTATCAATGGTCTTTAAAATATAGAAGTAATGTAAGTGTTACTTTGTTAAATGGTTCATCAGATGGAATAGGTAGCGGTCTTTCTTCATCATCTGAAGTAATAAGTGTATCTGGTACTCATAAAGCAAATGGAGGGGGTTCATTTAGATTTAGAATTAGTGATGGCAATTCTGTTGATAGCTATATAGAGTTTGACGAGGTTTCTTTAAAAGAATTAAAAATGAAAGATGAACATGGTTCTAATCATGGAAGTAATGTTGATGCAACAACTACCACATCAGTATATGGTGGTAATGCTCCAGTTCTTCCAAGGGCAGTAGATGTTGCAAGAGAAGGTGAAGCAGAGGCGATTGGGGATGGTAGTGCTTTGCTTGACGGCACAGATGATTATATACAAGTTGATAATATTACCTTACCAAATCTTGAACCTTATACTATTACCGCTTGGATTAAAACTACAGATGTAGACCAAACTCAAGCAATAGTGCTTTGGGGTGACCAAACAGCTTATGAAAGAAGAGCTTTAATTATATATAATGGTGGCGGTGGTTCTGATTGGACTTTAGTAGCAAGTACAAATGGAGACAATCCTCAAGGTGCTACAACTGTTACAGAGGGAGAATGGACTCATGCATCTATAACAGTTACCCCATCAACTAAAGCATACAAAATTTATATGAATGGCATTTTAGATGGTTCTGGTACTTTTTCTAATAGTTTAGTAGCATTTTCTAATTCTACTTTATTAATTGGTAAAAGTTATTATGGAGAATTTTTTGAAGGCAATATTGCGGGAGTAGGAATTTGGTATGGTGAATTAACTCAAGCACAAATCCAATCCGTCATGGAATCCACTTCCTATGCCAAGATACCCGCAGATGTTAAGAGTACATTGGGTAGTGAGTTATCTCCAGATTTTGATTTTTCAAAACAATCAACACTTGCTCATTCAAGCACAGGTACACATTGGATAACAAGTAATGCTAATATGAGTATATCTGGGGGAAAAGCTGTAAAAGTTGGTGGTGGTTCTGCTCAATTACAATCTACAAGTACAACTCTTTTAACTCAAAATAAATTATATAAAGCAACAATAACTATTGATTCTACAGATGGTGGAGATGCAACAGGAACTATTATTTTTTCAGAATCTGGAGGTAGTGGTACTTTTCCTAATGTAGTAGGTACTCATAGTGTTTATGGAGTATCTAAACACGGAAGCGTAAGAAGACTTTATCTTGAAATGGGTTATCATACTGATGCTACTATAAGTCAGTTTTCAGTCAAAGAAGTCACTAACGACCTCGTAGGATACTGGGCTTTGGATGCTGATAGTAGCAATTCAACATCTGGTAAAGCATTGAGTTTTGATGGCACTAATGACTATGTCGAAATTTCAGATTCAGACATATTAGACCAAGGCACTAATGATTTTACAGTAAGTTTTTGGCATAAAAGCGATGCTCAACACGACCAACCTTTTGTAAATAAAAAAGCAACATTTTCAGATAATACTGCTGGATGGACAATATATATGGAAAATGGTGCAAACCAAATGAGGTGTCGTATTGGTGGTGGAAGTTCTAATGTTGCAGTTTCTGCTGGTTCTGTAGCTGTAAATGATGAAAAATGGCATTTAACTACAATGGTAAGAAGTGGAGATAATTTATATCTATATACAGATGGTTCTCAAGAAGGTAGCACGACAGGAGTAAATAGTTTAAATGTAGATAATTCAGACCCATTATACATAGCAAGGTCAGCAAGTTTATATCCCGCTTGTGAAATAGCTCAAGTAGCTATTTATGATACTGCCTTAACAACTGCTCAAATTTTAACTCAATTTAAAAATGGTTCTAATGCAGATTGGTCATCAGATGCAAATCTTGTTGGATATTGGAAATTAAACAATGCTTCAACAGTTACAGATTTAAGTAGCAATAGTAATAATGGAACAGTTAATGGGGCAACTCTTATTGACAACGCATCAGTTTATGATTCTACCGATAACAATAATAATGGAGATTTATACTAATGGCTACAACGATTTCATCTGGAAGAGCAAGTTCTCCTAAACTTACTGCTAATATCGCAGACCATGGCACTATCTATGGTGGTCGTGGTTTAATATTTGATGGTGTTACTGATTATTTATATAATGATTCATTCACTGCTCACCAAACTACTACGGGAACATTATCTGCTTGGGCAAAATTAGGTGATATTTCTGGTTATCAATATATTGTTAGTGTAGGGGGAACTACTACAACAGGAGCAACGAGGTCAATAGCTTTTGAAAACGGAAGTGTCTTTTTTGCTGGATATGGTGCAAATTGGGTTTCAAGTGCAACAGTAACTGCTGATGTTTGGAATCATTATGCAATTACTTGGAATGGAACAAGTGTTGTTCTTTATTTAAATGGTATAGCATACACTCAAACAGTAGGGGGACTTGTAACTCCAACTGGAACAAAAATTTCAATAGGTGGTTCTGCGTGGGATTATGGAAGTTTAATAAATGCAACTATATCAGATGTAAAAGTTTTTGATGCAACTCTTACCGAAGCACAAATACAAGAACTTTATTTAAAGCCAGAACAATCTGCTCCAAGTGCTGTACAAGCAAACTTAAAACAATGGTTTCCTATGTGTGCGGGTAATCCAGATTCTCCTCAAAGTATAGTGTATGACCATAGTGAAAAAGGGTTAGGTGCTAATTTAGTAGCTAATGGAAGTGATTGGACAGATAGTAATGGCGATGGATTAGCAGATGATTGGGGTGGTGCAAATAACCCCTCTATTGTTACAGGCAATGGATTTACGGGAAATGCTCAAAGAGATGAAGGCTCTGGTGGTTCGGGTGCAACTTTACAACTTTATAACACAGGGATTATGGAAGCTGGCAAAACATATTTTATTAGTTTAAAATATCGTGCAAGTAACGAATGGATTTTTTATACAAATGGTGGTGGAACTGTTGTTCAAAGTAACATTTCTGCAAATACAGGTAATGCTATAGAATATACAAAATATGTAGTTGGTCAAGGAAATGGAGAGGTAAGATTTGTTATTGCATCTGGTGCGGGTAAATATTTAGAAATTGATGATGTTTCAGTCAAAGAAATTAAAATGGGCAACCACGCTACTACAAATTTCTTTGGAAGTATGGCTGACTTAATTAATGAAAGCAACGATTCAGAAATATGGGATGCTACTAATAATAGATTTTCATTTACTACCTCTGGATGGACTGGGTACGATGATACAACATCACTTGTTGATGATACAGACTGGGTTAAAACAACCAATATAGATAGAGCTAAAAGAAAAAGTGATGCTGACCAACTATATTTAAGAAAAGGTAGTGGTACTTATGAATTTGTATCACATCCATTAACTCTTGAAAGTGGAAAAACTTATAATGTTTCTGGTGCATATCATAGCGACTCATCTTCAACAGTTAATGTAGAAGTAGGAGCATCTGCTCCATCAAGTGCCTCTGATTATACAAATTGGGCAACACAATCCCTTACAGCATCTGGTGGAACTGTTAATCTTGATTTTGTAGCACAAGCTACAACTGGGCATTTGGTTATAGAATTAAGTGGTGGAAATAATGAACCAGCATATTTTGACCATATAGCAGTCAGAGAAGTAGGAATATCCTCATCTGGCTTTGCTACTGCTGATTTAGAACCAACGATACCACAAGTACCTTTGTTGAGATACAATGAGAAGATGGTGTTTGATGGAGTTGATGATGAATGTAGTATGGGACTTGGTGCAGGTGCTTTTGGAACTGGTGACCAAACACTTAGTGCTTGGTTTAATGCATCTGACTTAACTGGCAATCAAGTAATATTTGGAGCTGGACATTATAGTGCGATAACATCTTTTGGAGGACCCGCTTTAATGTTAGGTAGTGCTGTGTTGCATGGGGTTGCTGGAGAAGGAGCTTCTACTGTATATGATAATCTTACATCTGGGACATTATCTGTTGGAAAAACCTATCATGGAGTTTTTGTTAGAGATGCTACCAATGATTATTACTATTTATATGTTAACGGAGTATTAGTTGACTCGTATAGTAGTTCTATTAATCCAAGATATGACAACACTTATGATTTTTGGATGATGGGTAGGTCTGGTAATGCAAGTGAAAAAGGAAATTATTTTCAAGGTGTAGTAGATGATTGCTCAGTATTTAATACTGCTTTTTCTGCTACAGAAGTACAAGAACTATTCAACGATGGCGTTGCTTTAGATGCTACTACTCATAGTAAAGCTGATTATCTTATGGGTTACTGGCGTAATGATGGGATTAGTAGTTGGGTAGATAGAAGAGGGTGGAGTTATTTAGATTTTGATGGAAGTGGAGATAGAACAGAAAATACTTCTTTTACTACGCATCAATCAGACACAGGAACAATATCTGGGTGGTTTAAATTTGATGATGTTAGTACTCAACAGAGATTTTTTGGAGTAGGTGGAAGCACTACATATGGTGCAACAAGGTCAATAGAAGTTGATGGTGGTAATATTTGGTCTATTAATTATGGTTCAGCAGGTGTACAGGATTGGAATAGTACTGCAAGTGTTGTAGTTGGTCGTTGGTATCATCTTGCAGTGACTTGGAATGGAACAAGTATAGTTGTTTATGTTGATGGGACTGCTTATAGTCAAACCTTGAGCGGTATTGTAACACCTACAGGCACTAAAGTACAAGTAGGTGGAGCTGTGTGGGATGGTCAATATGAACTTAATGGACAGGTAAAAAGTGCATCTTTTTATACTGCTGTTCTTTCTGCATCTGAAATACAATCTATTTACAATAATGGAATTAACTCTTCTGAAATCGGTAATAGTAATCTTGCTCATTACTGGGTAATGGATAATGCAAGTACAGTCAAAGATTTAGTTGGTTCTAATGACCTTACAGTTACAAATGCTACACTTAACTCTGGCAACAATGGCACAGTTGCGGGTACACCAGACTCAATTACAATTCGTGAGGGATTAACCTCGGGAAAAGATGGATTAGGATTTCCTTTTAAGACTGATAATAGGGATATAATAAGACTAAATGGAGTTGATGAATATGTAGATATTCCAATGGGTGGTGGCTTTGGGTTTAGTGGAGATGATTCATTTTCAATAGAAGCTTGGATTAAACCAGACCAAGTAACAGCTCAAATTATAGTTGCTTTTGGAAGTGATACAAGTTCTTCTCCAGAAGGAAAAAGAGTAGCTATGTATATAACAAATGCTGGAAAACTAACTTTAGCATTTTGGGGTAATGATGTATATAAAAATACAACATTACTTGCTGTAGATACTTGGTATCATCTCGTTGTAACATATGCTGGTGGTAATAGAACATCTGCTAATTGTGGATTATATATAGATGGAACAGCTTTGTCATCATTAACTGGTGGAACTGCATCTGCATTGGATTTATCTGATATGGATTTTTGCAGAATTGGAGCAGATATGACACCAGCTCAATATTTTAAAGGAGCTGTTGATGAAGTAAAAATTTATAACAAAGCATTATCAGCTACAGAAGTATCTAAAAACTATAAACATGGCAAAGGTAAACACAAAAACTAATAGGTAACATTATGTATCCAACTTATTTAATATTAACAAAAGCAATCTGGGAAGGTAAACTCCCAGCTAAACTAAAGACTGCTGATAGATTGTCTTGGAATGAGTACACATATAAAGATGTGGAAAAGACTGCAAAGAGAATGGTAAACAAATACGACTTCTACCCATCAGATGATAACACAAAAGCTGAAATAAAGGCTTATATGGACGATTGTAGCGTAGATTATTCATCAAGCGATACCAAAGCTGAGTTATTAGAAAAACTTAATGCAGAGCCTACTTCTGTGCCTCAAGTTGAAGAGGAGTATACATACACAGACCAAGAAATAGATACCACTACATTACAAGACCCAACTTGGAAAGAATCAGCATTTCAAAATGGTAAACTTGGCAGCCCGAGATGGAATAACGATGAAAGTAAAGTAATTGTAAAGTATGAACTGCCTATTCAAGATGGAACACTAGATGCAGTTAGTGGAGTAAGTGGTATTACTGCGATGAGTCATAGTGAAGCTATAGAAGAAATGAAAAAGGATGAATGGTCTGGTGAAAGCTAATGAGCGAAAGTTATTATTTTGGTGGATAGTAATGTTGTTAATGATTTTAGGAGTAATTACTACTGTAACTGGGTGTAAAAGTGGTTGGTCTGTAGGTGGGTTGGAAATTTCTCCATCTGATTCTATTCATATAGCTTATTTAATAATAGTAGACCAAGACAGTTCACAACATTGGTATGAGCCTAATATTGAAACAGGAGATAATTATTGTTATAAACATCATATTTGGGAAGATGTGAGAAAGAAAAGTGAGTGAGAAACCAAAGACAGCACGCAGTTACAGGGCGGGAGTTATTGATGATAATTTTTCCCTCCATATTAATATCAAGTGGCTTATTCAGTTGTTTGTGGCTATCGCTGGTATTATTTATGGATACTTACAGATTACGAATCGAATTGCAGAACTTGAACGAGGAATGGAACTCGCTTCTACCAGCATTGAAGAACTTGTCAATAAACATATGATTGAAGAACAGAAAACAAGAGCAGAAATGGAAGAACGTATATCGTTTTTTGAGCGAGAACTTAATTTAAATCCTTTTAGTTGGAGGAAGAAAAAGAAATGAAAAAAATTACTGCAAAAGACAAAGTTATGTATTTAGGTGGAACTCAAAATGGTAGGCTTGTAAGACCTTCAATAGCTAATGCTTGTATAAGCTCTGGTATGCCTGTTTGCCATACAACTCCTCTTATCTATGAAGATTACCCAATGGCTCTTGATGAGAATTATGAACATAAAATAATTAAAACAGATAATGGTGATGAAAAAGTTATTTTTAAATTAACAAAAAGCGAAAAAGTTGAAATAAAAGGATTCTAAATGACTTCTGAAATTATAACATTAGTACAAGAATTAGGATTTCCAGTTGCTCTTAGTGTTGGATTAGCTTTTGCTTTATACAGCGTAGTAAGATTTATTTTAAAAGAAAAGGTAGAGGATACTTTAAAAAGATTTGACGAAAAACACGAAAACTTACAGCATAGGATGGATATTATTATGGATGAGCTTGGCAAGATAAAAAAGTGGAATGCAGAGATTAAGTCCGATTTAAAGGTCTACGTAGATTTAACAATGAAGGCTAAATAATGAATAATTTATTGTCTTTTTTAAAAAATAAAGATAAAAAATTAACAGATACAGAAAAGTGGGAAAAAGCACTGAATGAAGTTTCAAAATATGGCAACTTAGAAAAGTCACCAGAGCCAATAACTGGAACTTTTCCAGATATTTCTGCTTCACCTATTGTTTTAGCTAGAAGGTTTGGTCATGTTTTTAAACAAATAAAACAGGGAATACATAATAGACCATTGGACTTTTTACTTTCTAAATATGGTAAATCAAATCATGCTAGAGTTAGAGCATTAATTGAGGAAAATAAAGCCATTGCTATGGATTCCCCAGAAAGAGCGATGCCACTTCAAAAAGCAATAAACAAAATGATAAAAATTATTGAACCAGATAAAAAAAAGCAGAGAAATATATTAAATGGATGGCATCAAGAAGAAT